AGTGAGAGATGTCCAAACATGCATCCACTGCCCTGTTTGACGGTCAATTCTTTGGCCGCCGATTTCAATTTCAACATTATCAAAAATAGCGGCCCCGGGGTTAGCAATGCTCGTCGCCGATCCCGGTGCGATCCCCCCCGTTACTTCATAGAAAAGTCTGTAGACAAGATCACCATTACGAGAGATAGTGGAAGTTACACGGCTTCCTGGTCCTACGGAGCCGTTGATGGTCTGTTCAATAGATTCCATCGAGAAGTTGGTGTGTCTACGGTAGACGACCTTGAAGAAAGTTATTTGTGGGTTTCCAGTAAGGTAGATATCCTGAGCCCCGTAAGCGACAAGTTGCATTAATCCTCCTCCCATGTTTTATACTTATACTTAGAAAAAAATTTTCATTTTTTTTTAAATATTTTTGAAAAAAACTTAATTAACTTAAAAAATTTAGTTAGAATACGCGAGACCTCCCATACCCGACATGATGCGGAGGACATTGTAGTTGACAGCAAATACATCACGATTTTCTTTCTTTGTAGAATGTAACTGTGCGTTGTCAATACGGGAGAAGTTACAAGTTCCTGATGGTTGATGTTCTTCGGGCTTAAGTGCGAAAGAATAAACTGCAATCGTATCAGCACCCTTTCCTGGTGTGCTCGGCAATGTACCCGACGCGACATTCAAGCCACCTGGACCGGTGTGATGCATCCATACCTGCTGTTTAGTGAAGTATTGAGTTCCACGTGGAGCAAAACGGTCGTGTCCATTAAGTTTGATGTGGTAAGTTCCTTCTAGCGCGGTTTCGGTCTCCTCGGTCCCCGACTTCTCTACCATCAAGCCATTATTCCAAGGCTTTGTCCAGATTAGCTCTTTTACTGGATGATTGAAGTTTAGTTCAGTGCTGTTTGTTTCTCCAGATGAGGCTTGATATTGAACCTGTTCAATTAGATATTCGTGAGATACTTGTGCGAATCTTCTACGTTCATCAGTGTCTAGATAGATGTAGTCAGCCCATAGAGAAGCACCTGGTGAGCCCGAGAAAACTGAGCTGAAAGTTGTTACAACCTTAACTTCATGATATTGAAGTGCAATTAGAGGTAAGGCGAGACCAGGGTTTCTGCAGAACCAGAATTGTAGGGGGACTCTTAAGCCTGTCACAGCTGCTACCGAAGTCGCGACGCATCCAGCCATACCAGCTAATTCCTGAAAAAGAGTTCCAGCTTTCCCTTCGGCTGTTGCGCAAATCCGAGCTGAGTTTTCTTGAGTTAATGAAGTCCATACATGCATCCAGTGACCACTCTGACGATCAATTCTCTGTCCCCCAATTTCAATTTCAACATTATCAAATACATTAGCGCCTGCATTTGCTAAAAAAGAGTCTTCTGGACCGGCGGCTGCTCCAGTAAGTTCATAGAAAAGTCTGTAGACAAGGTCACCATTACGGGAGATAGTGGAAGTTACACGGCTCCCAGCCCCGACATTACCATTGATGGTCTGTTCAATAGACTCTATCGAGAAGTTGGTGTGTCTACGGTATACAACCTTGAAGAAAGTGATTTGTGGGTTACCTGTAAGGTAGATATCCTGTGCCCCGTATGCAACAAGTTGCATTAATCCCCCACCCATGTTTTATACCTTATACTTAGAAAAATTTATTAACTTAAACTTAGAAAAACTTAATTAACTTAAAAAATTTAGTTAGAATACGCTAGTCCACCCATACCCGACATAATGCGGAGGACATTGTAGTTGACAGCAAATACATCACGATTTTCTTTCTTTGTAGAATGTAACTGTGCGTTGTCAATACGGGAGAAGTTACAAGTTCCTGATGGTTGATGTTCTTCGGGCTTAAGTGCGAAAGAATAAACTGCAATCGTATCAGCACCCTTTCCGGCTGTGCTCGCAGTTGCGGTTGTGCCGGTGATCCCACCGACATACAAGCCGCCTGGACCGGTGTGATGCATCCATACCTGCTGTTTAGTGAAGTATTGAGTTGCACGTGGAGCAAAACGGTCGTGCCCATTAAGTTTGATGTGGTAAGTTCCTTCTAGCGCGGTTTCGGTCGTCTCGGTCCCCGACTTATCTACCATCAAGCCATTATTCCAAGGCTTTGTCCATATTAGCTCTTTTACTGGATGATTGAAGTTTAGTTCAGTGCTGTTTGTTTCTCCAGATGAGGATTGATATTGAACCTGTTCAATTAGATATTCGTGAGATACTTGTGCGAATCTTCTACGTTCATCAGTGTCTAGATAGATGTAGTCAGCCCATAGAGAAGCACCTACTCCTGATCCCGAGAAAACTGAGCTGAAAGTGGTTACAACCTTAACTTCGTGGTATTGAAGTGCAATTAGAGGTAAGGCGAGACCAGGGTTTCTGCAGAACCAGAACTGTAGGGGGACCTTTAAGCCATCGACGGAGGTGCTTGCGCCTGCTATACAACCCGCCATACCGGCTAATTCTTGGAATAGTGTTCCACCTTCCCCCTCCTTGTCCGCACAAATTCTTGCTGAGTTTTCTTGAGTTAATGAAGTCCATACATGCATCCAGTGACCACTTTGACGGTCAATTCTCTGACCACCAATTTCAATTTCAACATTATCAAATACAGCTGCTCCTGCATTTGCTACATTCCCAGCGAGAGCTCCAGAAAGTTCGTAGAAAAGTCTGTAGACAAGGTCACCGTTGCGAGAGATGGTAGAAGTTACACGGCTTCCACCTGCGACGTTACCGTTGATGGTCTGTTCAATAGATTCCATCGAGAAGTTGGTGTGTCTGCGGTAGACAACCTTGAAGAAAGTGATTTGTGGGTTACCCGTAAGGTAGATATCCTGAGCGCCGTAAGCGACAAGTTGCATTAATCCTCCTCCCATGTTTTATACTTATACTTAGAAAAAAATTTATGAAAAAAGCGTAAATTATTTTATTATAATTTATAAAATATGAATATTGAACCTTTAAAATCTTATCTCCAAAATAAAGAAGATATTAAAACAGAATTATCCAAATTTTTAGATGATAGTGTTTCTAAACGAATAGAAAATACAGAATATCTAGATGGTGGTTTTTTATTAAATGACATTCTTTATTTTATCAAAAAGAATACACATGAACTTGAACATATAGGGAAACTTTATTGTTTTGATGAAAATACTTTAAGTATACGGCAAAGTCAAAATAGAAATGTAACATTAAACTCCAAAGAATATTATATTTTTAGGAAAAAGAAAAAGAAAACAAAAAGACAAATAATGGAAGAAATACTTTATAATTTATAAGAAATAAAGTGGATGTATATTATTAACGAATTTTCTACAAACAGGACATTTTTTAGTATCATTTAGTATAATGTTATTCGTTATGGTTTCTATTTCTAAACTTTTCTCTAAACAAGATTTACAGAATGTATGTCCGCATGGATTTATAAAATGACTTACAGGTTCATCCATACAAACTACACACATATTTACAATATTCATCTTATTTATTTTTCTCATTAGATAAATATATTTTTCAATATTTTTCCTTTCTGTAATATAATCTTTTTTAGCTTTTTTAAATTCATCTGTGTTTGATAATTTTGTTGCTAAACCTTTTATATTATCAATAATTTCTTTAGTTTCTTCATAATTAATTGATGATATATTTTCTAGAAAGATTATAAAATCCTCTAATTTTTTAATATTATCATTCATTTTTTTAATTTCTTTTTTTAAATTTTCTTCAGAATTATATAAATTTTCTTGAAATCCTTTTAAATCTTTATTAAAATCTTTAACTTTTTGATATAATTCATCTATTTCTGAGTTTTGATATTTTTCTCTATCATAATCTTCTTCATCTTCTTCAAATATACTTCTTTTATAAATAAGGTCAATAACACTTTTCTTTATTTCTTTTATTTCTGATATATATAAGGGTTCCATATCACTAAATAAGTTTGATGGATTAGTTAAATTACAATAATTATTATTTTCATTTAGAAAAGGTGTTGGATTGTTTATATGAGTATTATATAATCCTAAAACACTATTTAAATATGGAACATCTACTTCAATTGTGTAATTATTTGATGTATTATTGTCCCCCTCCATTTTATAGTTAATTATATAATAGTATTTAAATATTTATTCTCTAAGAATATCCATTATCTTAAATTTTATTTTTGATCCCTTAGTTCCTTTTAATAATATTAACTTTTCTTTATATTTTTCGGGTATTTCTTCATAATAAAGTTCAGAAATATTATAAAACGAAGTTAACATTTTATATAGTTCTTCATCGCTTGTTTTATCAATTTTTTCCATAAACGGATCTAAAACTTTTTCAACATAATTTGATAGTATGTTTTCTTTTTCTAGATGTGTAATTAAAATTGAAAATCCAATGATATTATCGATATTTTTATTCTTTTTACATAGATCTTCATATGTTTTTCCGGAAACAGTGAATTTATTAAAGAAATTATCATAATATTTATCACACATCTGAGATATAATTTTTATTTTATTTTTACATTGAATATCTTTTAAAATAGATACGTATAAATGGACATATCTATGATGAAGAATTGACTTTTCTATAATAGTTTCTATAATATAGGGTATAAGATGTTCTTTATGAAAAAGATTAATAATTTCTGTTTTAATAACAAGGAAATTATTTTCCGTTATTTTATTAACAAGACTATTTATATTTTTTAGATATTCTGTATCTTCATTTTGTTTCTTTCTATATTTCTTATTCTTTTGAACACCTATACGATAATATTTTTTATTAGTTTCAATTGAATCTAAGAAATCAACTAAAACGTTAATAATTTTTTTATTGTTTGATTTATATACTTCATAATCTTCTTTAAAAGATGAAGTTTGAAATAAATCAATAACTAATTCATAAGATGTCATATTAATTATTATAATATAATATCCTTTATATTATTTATTTAATCTTTTTTATTATTTGAATCTAAAACTTCTTTATTAATTTTTTCAGAAACTATTTCAGATGCTTCTTTTTTAAGAATTTCATTTACTTTCGGTACATCAGTTATAATTGGAATTGTGACATTTTTTACATTATCTTGTATTTTAAGATTCGGATTTTGATCATCGGTAAATTTTTTCATTTCACCTTGAAAATCAAACTTTTTCTTTTTATTCTCACCTTTACCATTTGAAAATTCTTGATCGATTTGTTTTCTTTTTATGCTTTCAATGGATTTAGAAAAGGTTTTATAAGCAGTTTGATGATCATGAAAATCCTCATATTTACCAGATAAACCGAAAAATTGCCATCCTTCTGTTTTTAATTGTTCAACAACCATAGAGTAACTAAAATAATTTTTATCAAGTGAAAATAATTGTAAGAAACCATTACTCGCTGTAACAAGTAAAGATATTGTCCATGAACACCAATAACTTATCATATCAAAATTTTTAGGTAATTTCGCAGGGTCCATTTGTCCCATTGAAAGGACAGCTGGTAAAAGTATGCTTCCGGTTGTAACTATAAAACGGAATGTATTATAATATCTTTTTGTTTCATCTCTTTTTTTTTCATAATATGTAATTTCCTCTAAAAATCTATATTTTAAGATAGCTTTATCATATGTTCTACTTAATTCTATATCATCAATAATACCTGAAACATTTTCTGAAAAAGTCATTATAAAATATTATTATATAAAATTATGCGTAAAATCTTGTTGTATTAAATATTTAAAGATTTATATTATAACTAATAAAAATGTTGGATAAAGAAGAACTCCAAAATTACAAGTTAAAACTTACAACCGAACAGGCAGGTGCTTTTCGTATTTTAGTTGAGGCTTTAAAGGAAATTTTAACAGAAGGCAATTTCATTTTTGATGAATCTGGTATTAAACTTATGGCGATGGACTCAACCCATACAATTTTAATTCATATGAAGTTGGATTCTGATAATTTTGAATTTTTCCATTGTCCTAAAAAAATATCTATCGGTCTCCATATGTCAAACTTTTTTAAGCTTATTAAAACAATGGGTAATTCAGAAACATTGACATTGTTTGTTGAAAACGAAAATGAAAATAAACTTGGTATTAAGATTAATAATAGTGAAAAGAATTCACAAACAATCTATAAATTAAATCTTTTAGATATTGAAGATAATAATATAAGCATCCCCCCTGCTGAATTTGAAACAGAATTATCATTACCTTCTGGTGATTTTCAAAAAATAATAAGAGATATGGTAAATATCGGAGAAAATATTGAAATTAAGAGTATAGGATCACAACTTATTTTAAATTGTTCCGGAGATTTTGCTTCACAAGAAACAACTCTCGGTGAAACAAATAATGGATTAAAATTTAATCAAACATCACCAGAATCATTACCTATTCAAGGTGAATTTTCTCTAAAATATTTAAGTCTTTTCACAAAATGTACAAATCTATGTAATCAGATTAATATTTATATAAAAAATGATTATCCATTAATTATAAAATATGCAGTAGCATCTCTTGGAAATATTAAATTATGTTTAGCACCAAATACAAATAATGATTAATTATCAACAATATGAGCTTTATATATTGTGTTTTCAAGTTTTAATTCTGAATTATCATTTTCTATATATAATTTTTTATAATCAATTGTTTCAGAAAACCATATTTTTATAATATTAAATTCTTTTTTTGGAGATATTGATAAACCATTTATCTTATCATTATCATTTTCAAATAATCCTTCTAAAACACAATTTAAAACTATATTTTTCCATTCATCAATTACATTTTTAGAAGATATTTTAAAAGACAAACAACCACCTAAACGATTACTTGGATCTTCCCAATTTGGGAAAATATCATTTTTCATAAGAAAAAACATTCCATTTTGATAATGATTCTGTTTAAAAATATCAAATATAAGATGAACTTGATATAAATCTTTTATCTTTAATAATTCTTTGTATGATTGCTTGTTCCAATTACTTTCATTAATAGAATGATACCAAAGTATCCATTCATCTTTAAGGTCAACACAATCCATCGTATAATTATAATTTAATATAATGTTTTAAATAATTATATTAAATATATTATATTGATGTTAACACATATACTTAAAAAATATATGAACATATTCATTATAATTTTATATGTCTACATACTGTATTCATATGATTTTAAAGAAAATATCCCACTTTTACTTGTAATAACTGCTATATTTATATACATAATATACAATAATAAAAATGGCGAATTTACATTGGACATTATAGAAGGAAATGATAATATAGAAAGTCAAAATACCCCTACTATTACTAATGCGAGTGTTGTCGATGGAGGAAGTGATGGGAATGGAGGAAGTGATGGGAATGGAGGAAGTGATGGGAATGGAGGAAGTGATGGGAATGGAGGAAGTGATGGGAATGGAGAAGATATATCGGGTTCTTTGAGAATAATTAATAATGATAAATACGCAAAATTACTAGAAACTATTAAAGAATTAGAAGTAGAGCTTCAGGATATAGATAATGTTAGAAATAATAGTGATAAAATATCACAACTTTTTAATCTTTATTTAGAAATAGATCCTAATTTTTCATTCAGTAATATAGGTGGTTCAATGGTTTCCCCTAATATAAATATACCCAATTTTATAAATTTTACTTTGGGTAATATTAAAATTCCAAAAGATTTAGTTGAAAAAACCCGAATGGATGAAATGAGAAAATTAAAGAAAAGAGTAATGGATTTAGAAAAAAAAATAAATGAAATGGATAAGGAAGAATATATAACAACAATAAAAGAAAAAATAATAGATATAGAAATAGAAAATAATAAATGGAACAACATAGCATTTGAAGAAAATGAAAGTGAAACCGAAAATGAAAATAATTTAGATAATTTAAAAACAAGAAAAGTAAGACATTATGCGGAATATAAAACTACAACCCCTATGGGTATGTATGATGGTTTATGTTTAAACCACCTTCAAAAAGAAAATATGAATACATTGAGTGATGGGAATGATGTAAATACTTTCTTAGGAACTACATTACCTTTAGAAATAAAAAAACCAGATAACTCCAAATTAAAAAATGGACCCACTGTTGATGGTAATGAAAATACACCTAAACGGATGAATATGTTAGAGACA